CAGTAAAGGTGCTGTTGGTCACACTCACCGTGCCGCCGAAGTTCTCGATGCCCGCAGTAGGCGTCTTGAGGACGCCGGGGATCGCTGCCGGATCAACGGTAGGTTTGGCGCGAACGATGGGCATTAGATGGTCCCCGGCGCCGCTGATTTGGCGTCGTTCTTATAGTACGCCGCGCGCGCGAAGGAACCGACCAACTTGGACCCGCCAGTCAGGAGCATCGATCGAGACTGATACTTCGAGCCGGTGCGGGCCATATTGGCACGGGTCTGCTGGTCGAGCGCTTGCGACTTGAAACCAAAAGCCTCAAGCCATGAATTGTTTTTGATGGTTATCGCATCCTCTGAAGAGATGGCCTTCGTTTCTTGCTGAACGTCAGCCGCAGACCCGGTGTTGACCTCGACGCCCTGCCCGGCGAATCCGACGCGCTGACCGGCGATCATCTTCTGCTGATCCTGTCGGACACGCGCCACCATGCGTCCGCCGCGCGTCACGGCATCGTTGGCCTGCGCGTTCAATGTCCGCGCGTTCTGCTCGTAGATGCCGGCCTGATAAGCCCCCTGCGCGCGGGTGGCCTGTGCTTGAGTGTAGGCGTCGCCAGCGTCAGAGATGCCGCTGGTGATCACCAAAGCCGCTGCGAGGTTGCCGGATGCTCCACTCATGCCGCGCCCCTGAAAGGAATCATTCCACGTGGAACAATCGCGCCGATGGTCATCGGCAGCGGATCGACTTGGCGGATGAAAAGATGCGCGCCCTTGTTCCAGTTTGATTCGACCTGCTCGTCGTTGAAACCTGTGAAAAGTTCAAGAGCCTCAATGTATTCGCCGTCGGCCTTCGCGTACTTCATCTCGAATAGTCCTGCCAGGGGATCGGTTCCTACGGGCTGCGTCGGACCAATGAAGCCGCCGCGCGTCGACTCTAGGTAAACCGTAGCGCCGGTGATCAGCTTTTTCTTGTCGACCATCGTCTCGCCATTAACTGTGTCAATGTCAAGCGTTTCCAAGTCAGGCAGGAACGGGAGTCCGATGTTGATCGTGGCGGCCGGATTCGGAAGCGTGATGACGCCGGCGGTAACGACGATCGAGGCATAGTCGGCGTTGTTCGGACTGGCCATGACGGAGCCGTCCGCGAGCACCGATACCTCTTTGCCCTCAAGATGGCCGAGGCCCGAGACGGACGTCACCATGCGCGCCCAGTTGAGCGTGGCGACGTTCTGAAGCGACGCGGGCACGTCGACGTCGGTCGTGCCGCTTATCAGCACGTTGCTGGTGTAGGCGTTGCACAGGAAGCGAACCAGCGATCCGTCGAGGCCCTGAAGAATGAACGTCTTTCCGACGTCGCCCACCACGAAGGTTCCGACGCTGGCCGCCAGCGTGCGCGTCACGCCCGCCGTATAGCCGGTGCTGGCCGGCAGGGTCATGGTCGTGGCGCCGAGGTTCCAGTTGTCGCTGACCACCGCGGCGTCCATGCCGATGTAATCCTCGATCGTGGCCTCGGTCACGTAGCGAGAGGCGAACCGTTCGATGAAGCGGCGGGTGGCGCCATTGATCACGCGCTCGACGACCATGTAGACGGCGTCCTCGTCGCCCTCCGGTATCACGCAGACCCGCTTCACGAGACCGTCTGTGTCGTGATGCGCCCAGGCCCAGATTTGGTGCTCGATAACGTAGGTGAATGACAAGAGAACGCCGTCGTCGCGCACCACCCAAATGATCGAGTTCGGCGTCTGGGCGTAGGCCATACAGATAATCGTATGGCCGCTGAAAAGGTGCTTCGAGAAAATCGACAGGTTGTTGCCCTTGTACCCGTCGGAATAGATATCGAAGGTCAGGTCACGCATGATCGAGCCGCGCGCCTGAACGAAGACGGCGCTCTCACCGACGATGACGGGTCGCACTTTCGACGATCCGTATTCCGTATGTTTCTCCAGACTGATTTGGTCCGGTGTCAGCACGCCACCGTCGGTGCTTCCATTGGCGACCCACTCGGCGGTCTCCGTCATAATAATCATCCGCCGCAGCTCGATTAGGTGTGTGATCAGGTTAACCTGCGGTCCCGCGATGGTGAAATTGAGCGCATCGGTGTCTTGAATCGGGACGTGCTTGTTGAAGTTCCGATAGAGCGCAAGCTCTGAAGCTTCGACCGTTTCCGGTCCATTAACCATGCGGGCGTAGACGCGGCGCTGCTTCGAATGCGTGACGATGCCAGGATAATTAGAATTGGCGAATGGATCGCGGTTGACTTGAAGCGCTCGATCGGCACTGTCGGGCTCGATGCCAGGGTCACTGAACGATAATCCCGTCGCCAATCCGATGAAACCGTAGACGCCTGAGGTGGTGTACCGATAGACCCAGTACTCTCCAGCCGCAGCAACGGCAGCCCACGTAACACCATTCGGATGCGCAACGTCGGGCGGGTGAGCGTCGACCAGTTGCGCCGCGCCACCGAGAAGACTTTCCTCCCCAGTAACAGCATCAACCGCCGTCACGGCATAGAAGTAGGCTCCGTCGACGGCGCCGATAGAAACATTTCCCACAGTCGCCGCGACCGAGGCCGGCGTCGCGATGGATGCTCCTTCCACGGGAAAGGTGATCGTCCACGCTGTCAGGGCCGAGACGGTGCAACTCAGCGATCGGGTAGGAATTATGGACCAGAACCACGACGTCGGCCGACTGCGAGTAGTAGACGTCGGCCAGGTCGGCCGCGTCGAATGGCTGGTAAATTTCGTAGATGTCAGCCGTCATGGGGTGCCAGTCGTTCGGTGAGATGTCGGGCTGGTCTCCCGTCGTATCTCGGATGGCCGAGTAGTTCAGGCCGCCGTAGGAAACGTTCTGGCCTGCGGTGTAGGCCGTCCCGGCATTGTAAGCGGCGGGCGCCGCGAGCCTCACGTAATCACCCGCTTCGATCACGCGCATATGGCGCTTGCCCGTCGCATCGCTGGCAAATTCCAGAACGTAAGCCTGCTCATTGTTGAACACGAACGGGATCAGTACCGACTCGGTGACGCCGGTCGCTGGCGTGCGCGTCTCGTGGACCAGCTTCATGCCTGGGCGAGACGCGGCGCCGCCGGTATCGAGGACGAAGAAATTTCGAAGGGTCTTGAGGCCGGTCTGATAACGAAGCTGGTCGACGCGCGCGTGAAGCGAAGGCGTTAATTCACCGCCCGCGAATGATCTTTGGATGACGGCGGTCATTGCCGCGCGCGCTCAAATTCGCTGCTCGGGTTCCCGGCCTCGACGGTTTCATTTCCGTGCGTGGCCATCGCCTTCGTGTACGACATGGCGAAGAGCTGGCGGGACCTATCACCGAGCTTGAACGCATCTCCAGCCGTGACGCGAGGCGCGATGTAGGTGGCCAGTCGAAGTGACAAGGCCATTATGAAATCAGAATCAAAAAGGGAAGTGTCGGTGATCAGCGCCGTGTATTCCAGCTCGGCGTCGGACAGGTCGCAGAAAATGAGACGCGCGGTGGCGTCGGAGGAAATATCGAACTGCACCTTGGTCTGCTCGGTGTCGACGCGCGATCCGTTGGGAATGCGCAGGGCCCGTTTGCAGTCGGCGGGATAGCGATAAGAATAAGCCCACAAGTCGTTCGGCGCAGACTCAACCAGCGCGAGTGCGACGATCCGCTTTGCGAACGGCCAGTAACCATCACGCAGCATCTCATCACGCGAGGTCTCGTAGAACGCGCGGCACGCGCCGGCCTCGACGCTACGCTCGGTCGTCAGATCGGCGATCGTCTTGGCGACGCCCAGGTGCGACAACGCGAGGTTGCAGATTCCCGTTTCGGTGGTCATTTAAATTTTAAAAAAGATGGAGGGTGGAGCGCCGACAATTTCTCGTCGACGCCCCACTCTCCGAATCTTTCTAGATGACGCTCTCGTCAGACGGACGGCCCGTGGCGGCACCAACCGGCGCGTCGGCCTCTACTTCTTTTCTACCAGCCGGCGTTGCGGTCTGATCGCGGCGCGAAAGCACCGTGGTCTTCTGCTTCATCCCCGGGATATTGAACTTCTTATCCTTCGGGATGTCGGCTTCGCTGAACGGCTCGGCCCACGTCGGCTTGATCTGCTTGATCTCGCCGGTTTCCTTGCCGCTGGAGTCCTTCACTTTCTCGTACACGATGAACCGTGTCGGGTACATGAAGACTTCTCCTTCGCGGACGCGCACCTGCGACGCGAGGAAGCCGGTTCCAGTCGCGCGCATCTTCGTCATTGCTTCTTGATCTGCCATAAGACCTCCAGGTCGTTAAGTTCCTGCGCTACACCAACCCTACGAACGGCGATCCGATTTACTGGATGTTGATGGCGTCGGGGTAGTGCTGCGTAACCGGGCTCAGGTTTCCGACCTGCTGTAGCGGCATGAGGAACGCCGTCAGCGTCACCGTCGGGGTCGTTCCACTGCCATCGAAGTCGAGGCGCAGGTAGCGCTCGAAGGCGAAGCCGACAGGCAACACGAGCACGTTCTGGGCTCCGAGCGTGAGCGCGGAAAACAGGATCGTGAACGTGGCGACGGTCGTCGGAGAACCGAAGGCAACGTCGTCGTCGCACTTCAGTACGAAGGCGTACGTCTCATCGCCGGTCGTGTGGTCGGCAGCAACGTCGGCGGCGAGCGCGATGCAAAGCGGCTCTCCGTTTCCGATCTGTCGTCCGGTCACTCCGAGGTCGATGATATTGCTGGAAGCCGCGTCGACCGTGAAGGCCTGCGCGTCACAGAATTGAAGCTGGGCATCAGGAATCATGGTGTTACCTCACTTTAAGTTTAGGAGCTATGGTCGCGTTCTGTCTGCTCGAAGGACCGGTTTTTAGACCGGGGCCTCGGTGTTGAGCAGGGCGTCCGTGACGACGATCGGGATGCCGCGGAACATGGCGATGCGACGGCCGTCGACCACGTCATACGACAACTGACCACCACCTGAGACATCGGTGCGACGCTGGATGTCGAGGTACGCGAAGACCGTTCGGTTCATGTAGAACACGGGACGAACATTCTCCAGTGACTCGATGCGGTGCGTAGCCTTGATCATCGCTTCGACCAGATCGGCCGCGCCAGAAGCCGCGACGAGGTTGGACACGTCGATCGATCCGATGCGGACAACATAGCGCCAGTCCTTCAGCGCGATGCCGGCCTTCCACTGCCACCGTTCCTGATAGGCGCGCATACGCGAGCCAGCAACGCCAGCGGTGACTTCGACGGTCACTTCGCCGTAGTTGTTGTGAACGAGGCCAGCGATCGACCCGCGAGGGAAGATGCCATGGATGGAGTTCTCGCCCCAGCCGATGAGCCAGATAGAGGCGTTGTCGCTTCCGTCCGCTCCACCCGCGTCGATGATGCAACGCGCGTTCTGAGCGGTCACGTCCGAATAGCGGATCGAGAGACCGGAGAACTCTTCCTGCTTCACGCCTTGGTTTCCATAGAAGAACGTGCTCGCCATTTCCTGATTCATGGCTTCCATGAACGCGTAGGCTTCGGTCTGACGGAACCCGTTCGGGTTTCCACCGAGGTCGGCCAAGTCCTTGTCGACTTCGCTCCACGCCTCGAGCATTCCGCAGCTCTCATCGATCGTCGCGGTCGTGCTCTTCGACGGCTGGACGCCCTGATTCAGCAGGCGCCAGAACACCGACGGCAGGCCAGTACGAACGACAACACGAGCACCCGTGTCAAGGTTGCCCTGAAGCCAGGGCATGTCGCGCAGGATCGCGTTGTTCTGCGAAAGCATCTCTGCGATAATCGGCACTTTCCCATTCGGGTCCATGCGCTTCGCCCAATCGACGAGCGTTAAAACATTTGCTCCGAGAGTAGCCATCTTGAGGCTCCTTTACGCGACGTCTTTACGCCGCGCCATCAACCTTACCGTACAAGACGTCGGCCTTCGATTTCTGCTCCCCGCCGGTGACTCCACCGACAACGAGCTCGTCGTCCGAATAATCCTGCGCGATCCGATGGCAAAAACGTATCCACTCGGGATGATTCCCGAAGCGCGTTTTCGCCAGCAATTCTCCTAGCTTTGGGTTCTTCAGCGTGATGAGACGGTTCGCCTTTTCAACGATGGCAGTCAGCTTATCGCCGCCAATCTCGGGGTCGACCTTCGTCTCTTCGAGCCACGTATTTCCCATCGACAGGAGCGTTTCTTCCTGCTGTTTGACGAGGGCCTGGGCATCTTCCTCGACGAGCTTTTGCGCCTCTTCTTGCGAAAGTCCCCGCGCCTTTGCGTAGGCGGCGGTCCTCTCTAGAAATTTGGCGTCGAGCTGCGAGCCGGCCGGCGGCTTCAAGTCGTACACTTCCGGCACGGTCTTCTTCCCAGCGCCGCCGGCTGCGGCGGCTGCGGCCTCATCAGCCTTCTTCTTGGCTGCGGCTGCGGTGGCTTCTTCGGCTGCTTTCGCGTCGGCGGCTGTTTTGGTGGCCTCTGCGGCCTTGGTGGCTTCCGCTGCCTTCGTCGCTTCTGCGGCCTTTGCTGCCTCTGCTGCTGCGGCGGCTGCGGCTTCCGCGCCGTTGCCTCCGTTGTTTTCTACAGCCATGGTGATTCTCCTTCTTAATTATTTACGAAAGATTTCTCGTACCACTTGCCGCCCGTGGTCGTGCTGGTCGAGTAGAAGATCAGCTCGAGGATGTCGCCCGCACCAAGCGCGCGCGTCGCTGCCCCCAATTCCATGAGGGAACCAGCCAACGTTCCGTTGTCCTGAAAAGTGATCGTCGTGGTCGAACTTTCCATCCCGATGAACGATTGAATTGTCCCGTTCGGAACCGACGTCGTGCTAAGGGTAGGAACGGCATTCAATACAATGCTGGTCCCAGTGGAATCGATCATTTCGCAGGCGTGAGAAATAACATCCTGTGAAATGGCCGTGTTGCTCGATAGCAAGATCGGCGTGTCGCTCGGTTGCCAGACCCATCCCTTCGGAATCCGCACGCCGCGATCGTAGTAGCTAATGATCGGCGTTGACTTGTGGCTCAATACTTCGTCGACCTTGTCATCGACATCCGACAGAGTGACCACGAACGTGCCGGACGTGCGCGCGGTGACGCTCCAACGATAGTAGGTTGCGCGTGAAACGTGCGGCATCTGTCCGGTAACGG